AACAAGATACCTTGTATACTTTATTAGAGTGTCACGTAAATTTAGATTTAGAAGGTTTTGAGGATCAAGGAACCGATGGACCAACAGGAATAAAATTACCCTACATAGTAACTGTAGAAGAAGGTAGCCGATTA